TCACCTGGGCAGTCGGAGCATGACGTATGACATTCATCGACTCGACGCACGATTTCACGTGGGCTGAGAAGCTCGCTGATCGACTCGACCCCCGTCCGAGTCCGTGGGTGAGCGATCCCGTCGGATGGATCCAAGACAAGCTGGGCGAATTCACGACACAGGATCAGCAAGCGATCATGAAGTCCGTCGTCGAGAACCGGTACACGGCGGTGCCGAGCTGCAACGATGTGGGCAAGTCGTACTCAGGCAGTCGCCTCGTCGCCTGGTGGATCGACAGTCACCCGCCTGGTGAGGCGTTCGTTGTCACCACAGCACCGACATCGGCCCAGGTTAGCGCCATCCTCTGGAGAGAGATCGGAAAGGCGCATCGCAAGGGCAAGCTGGTCGGGCGGGTCACGGGCATGAACGAGTGGAAGCTCGAACACACTTTCGGCGCGGACGAGCTCGTAGCCTACGGACGCAAGCCGGCGGACTACGACCCGTCGGGCTTCCTCGGCATCCACGCACGTTACGTGTTGATCATCATCGATGAAGCGTGCGGCGTGCCCAAGGCGCTGTACCAAGCTGTTGACTCGCTGGCCACGAACGAGTACGCACGTGTCCTCGCGATCGGAAACCCGGACGACCCGTCTTCGTACTTCGAAGAGATCTGCCGTCCTGGGTCTGGCTGGAACGTCATCCGTGTCGATGCACTCACGTCCGCGGGCATGACACGCGAGCGCGTGGCGCCGTACCCGGAGCTGCAGCAGCTCATGATCCGCGAAGGCATCCCGCCGACGGACGAGCAGATCCCCGAAGACCTCTACGACATGCTCGTGTCGCCGCTCTGGGTCTGGGAGCGCATCAGGCGTTGGGGGATCAACAGCCCGATCTTCAGTAGTCGTGTCCGAGGACGATTCCCCAACGTCACCATCGACACGCTGATCCATCCGCACTGGGTCACCCTCGCTCAGGCCCGAGAACTCGACCCGCGGCCGATGATGTCTCGCATGGGCGTCGACGTCGCGCGGTACGGCACCGACCACACGATCATCCTCCTTCGGCAAGGTGGCCACTGCCGGGTGATCGAGGACATCCCGTACGGACCCGTCACCGAGACGGCCGGCAAGGTCCAGATGCACGGGCTCGGTCACGGCGGTGGCTCGTTGATGACTGCGCCTACGGCATGTGTCGATGATACCGGTGTGGGCGGTGGGGTCACGGACATCCTGGTCGAGAACAACTATCCAGTCGTGCCGATCATCGCGGGTTCAGCCTCACGACAGGTCCTCAAGAACGGGAAGCCCAGATTCGTCAACAGGCGAAGCGAGCTCCTGTGGAACCTGCGCGAGGCGCTCGCGGGTCCTAGTGGCACGGGTGAGGATGGGTGGCTCGACCTCGATCCTGCCGACGACGACTTGGCTGCACAGCTCTCGGACATCAAGTACCGCGTGAACAGCAACGGCCAGATTCAGGTCGAGTCCAAGGACGACATCAAGAAGCGGCGCGGCGACACGGGAGGATCGTCTTCGCCTGACCGCGCTGATGCGCTCTCGTACTCGCTGGCCCCGGACGAACCCCGGTTGGAGCATCGCGTGCTGCCCGATCACATGATCACCAGTGACCTCCTGGACAAGCAGTGGTAGGGATCCCGGGATCGTTGCTCGATACTATGACATCATGACCCAGGCGCCTGTAGGACCGCCGCCCACGGCTGAGATCGGGCACGCGGGTTCCTTCCTGCCGCCGTGGAACTACTTCGGTGCCTTGACTGGAGGCTCCGATCCCGATGAGCCGCCCGAGCTTCGGTGGCCCCAGAACCTCCGCATCTACAACAAGATGCGTACGGATGCGCAGGTCGACGGCCTCATCCGCTCTGTGACCGTGCCCGTGCGCAACCTCCGCTGGAGCATCGACCCGAACGGTGCTCGTGACGAGGTCGTGCAGGACATCGCCCAGCAGCTCAACCTGCCGATCCGAGGTGCCGAAGGCTCGGACACGGTCAAGCGAGGACGCAAGCGGTTCAACCACGACGAACACCTTCGCATGGCGCTCCTCGCACCGACGGTCTTCGGGCACATGCCTTTCGAGATCGTCGGATGGTACCCCGAGCCGCCCGAAGGCGAGAACCTCAAGTGGAAGATGCGCAAGCTCGCGCCTCGCATGCCACAGAGTCTCAGTAAGATCGAGATCGCTCGCGACGGCGGCTTGGTGTCGATCACGCAGTGGGACAGTACGACGGCGACACCGAAGCCGATCCCCGTGCAGGACCTTGTGTTCTACGCGTGGGAGAAGGAGGGCGCAGCGTGGACTGGACGCTCGATGCTTCGGCCCCTCTACAAGCACTGGGTGCTCAAGGACCGCTTGATGCGGATCGACGCGATCAAGAACGAGCGGTTCGGTGCCGGCATCCCAACCGGAACGGCGCCTCCGGGTGGGGACCCAGCCGACTACTCGAAGATGGCGCAGGCAGCACGCGCGAGCGAGTCTGGCGGAATCGGCTTGCCCAACGGCGCTGGCTTCGCGATCAACGGCGTCAGCGGATCGTTGCCCGACACGATCGGCTCCATGCGGTACCACGACGAGATGATGGCCCAGAGCTTCCTCGCGATGTTCATGAAGCTGGGACAGACGCAGACTGGCTCCCGCGCGCTGGGTGAAACGTTCGTCGACTTCTTCGTGGCTGGGCTCGCGACGTTCGCGAACTGGTACGCGTGGATCACCAACGAACACGTCATCGAGGACATCGTCGATTGGAACTGGGGTCCCGAAGAGCAGGCGCCGCTCCTCGTGTGGGACGAGAACGAGAACGAGCCGCTGGGCGTAACCGAGCTCGCCAAGTTGATCACATCGGGTGCGCTCGTGGTCGACGTGGAGCTGGAGAACTGGATCCGCGCCTACTACGGGATGCCTGAGTACAAGGGCGGAGAACCACTACCGACCAAGCCTGCGAACCCGGCCCAGGATCCGGGTTCACCGGCTGACGGCACGCCGTCGGAGCCCTCAGGCTCACCGAGCGCCCCGGCTGCCGAGCCTGCGAGTGGTACACCAGCCCAGGCGTTCCCGGGCGTGGTACATGCCCACGGCGACCACGACCAGTCGACGCACGGGCACCGTCACACGCATGGTGAGACCCTGCCGACTGCTCCAGCGGTCTCGTCCGAGAACGTCACGCTCAAGGACAAGAAGACACGACGCGCACGCACCAAGTTCATGGGGAAGATCATGGGCAAGGCGCGCTACGCACAGGTCGAAGTCGAGGAGTGCGACGGCGAGATCGTGGACGTCGTGCAAGGCGCCAGTCAAACGTTGACGAAGCCCGAGGTCGGTCACCGCGAGCCCAACGAGATCGAAGCGAGCGCGGGCACCGACTTCAAGAAGCTCCAGCAGGAATGGCAGACGAACACCGATGCGCTCGTGTCGGCGTGGGGCGCAGTACGCAAGCAGCAGATCGATGACCTCATCACGCAGGTCGAGGCTGCCGTCGAAGCTGGGAAGCCCGAAGACCTCGCGACCATCCAGGCCGAGGTCCGTGGTGCGGACACGATCATGAAGCACATGTTGACCGCAGCGAAGAGCGCAGCCGAGTCGGCCGCTGCGGAGGCGAAGAAGCAGGGTGTGACGCTCGATGTGCCCGATGAGGCCGCCCTCACGAAGATGCTGCAGCCACGCGCCGACGCGATGGCATCACTCCTCAGTCGTGGCATCAGCGATTCGGCAGCACGACAGGCGCTCCTCCGCTACGGCGTGTCGGCACTTTCGCCAGCCGAGGTTGGCGCCGGAGTACGGACACAGCTCGAGGCGCTCTCGGATTCGTACCTCAACGACGTGCTGGGTGGCGCGATGACCCAGGCGCAGAACGGCGCACGCCGCGAGGTGATGTCCTCAGCGAGCAACATCACGATCTATGCAAGCGAACTGCTCGACCAGAACACGTGCGAGAACTGCGCGAACGAGGACGAGACCGAGTTCGCAACTCAGGCCGATGCCGACGAGGCGTACCCAACGGGTGGGTACGTCGACTGCCTAGGAGGGCCTCGTTGCCGCGGGACCCTCGTGGCAGTGTACGGCGAAGGCGACTGATCCCCAAGACTCGATCAGCTAGGCTGAGGTCTGTGCAGGACTCGACACGCATCATGGCGACCGCTTCCGTTGCGTCGAGCACCGATGTGGCACTCGTCACCGTCCCCAACATCGAGATCCTCGAGGTCGGTGAGCAGTGGGAGCTCAGCACCGGTCCCGTCGACTTCACGCCTGAGCAGCTCATCGCCGCCATCGAGTCGCAGCAGGACCCGGCGGTCCGAACGCCTGTCTTGAAGCTAGGACACGTCGACCCGCGGTTCGACGGGCAGCCGAGCTTCGGACGCTTGCAGAACCTGCGACTGACGAACAACGGCAACACGCTGGTCGCCGACGCCGTAGGTGTGCCGCTCTGGCTCGCGAAGTGCATGGCCTCCGCGTACCCTCGACGATCCATCGAAGGCGCGTTCAACGTAACGACCAGGACGGGCAACACCTGGGGGCTCGTCCTCACCGGGTTGTCACTGCTCGGCGACATGTACCCCGGGGTCGAGACGCTCGAGGACCTCGAGCTCCTCTGGGGATCCGCACCGCCTCCGCTCTACCCGGTGAACGACGTCGACGAACTGGCTGCCACAGGACCGTACTTCCGAGGGATCAAGCAGGAGGATCACATGGGTGCCGATTGGCTCCGACGCAAGAAGGACACCACGACCGTCCAGGCCGCTGCGCAGAGCATCGCTGCTGCGGCGTCGTTGGACGACGTGCGACAGGCGTACTACGAGAGCCTCGGTCCGGCGCAGACCTGGTGGTGGATCCGCGAGATCCAGGTCAACCCGCTGTCGCTGATCGTGGACGATGACGAAGGCAGCCTCTGGCAGGTGCCCGTCACCGTGGACGGCAGTGACAACATCGCCTTCGGCGATCCCGTCGAGGTCAAAGTCGAGTACGTCGCGGCGGGTTCGCACCGTCAGCCGGGACAGCTGCTCGCCGCCTCATACGCTGAGCCCGAGGACACTGGCCGGTCGCACAAGGAGGACAGCGGCGAGCCCACTGCAGCGGGAACTGATCCCGAGAACACGGGGTCAGCTACCGTACAACCCAACAACACCGAACCGGAGGCACCCGCCACCATGAATCTTCGTCAGCTGCTCGGGCTTCCCGAGACCGCGACGGACGCGGAGGTCGAGGCGGCCCGTCTCAAGGCGCTGCAGGACTCCGCGCCGCAGACGCCCGCTGCCACGCCCGCGCCCAACACCGACGGCAACCCGTCCTCGCAGCCCGAGACGCCGGCGACCGAGCCGGGTGCTCAGCCCGCGACCGCCACCCAGACGGGTTCGCCCGACCCGGTGTCGACGCCGGACCCGAAGACCGAGGGGACCACGCCGGCCCAGCCGGCCGCGCCCACCGGTCTCCAGATCCCGGAGGGCATGCAGCTCATCGACGCCGCGACCCTGGCCCAGCTGCAGCAGGGCGTCGCCGCGAGCTCGCAGCTCGTCGCCGCCCAGGCGAGGCGGGACAAGGACGCCGCGCTCGACGGGGCCATCCGCGCGGGCAAGTTCCCGCCGAGCCGTCGTGCGCACTACGAGAAGCTGTACGACGCCGACAAGGAGGGCACCGTCTCCCTGTTGGCGTCGCTCGCGGCGAACACGATCCCCGTCCAGGAACGGGGTGAGCTCACCGGCGAGGAGAACACCGCGCCGACCGAGACCGCCTACCCGACCTCCTGGAAGCGCCACGTCACCGCGAGTCGGCGCGGCATCTCTCGTCACGTGAAGGTGGTCCAGGACTGATGAACACCAACAGCCTCATCCCGATCTTCGAAGAGGGCGACTGGGTCACCGGCACCGCGACCGCGGACGTCGTCGGTCGCCAGCTCGTCAAGATCTCCGGAGACAAGCAGGCCGACGGGACGTACTCGTTCGCTCCGGCGGGTGCCGGCGACGTCGCCATCGGCATCGCGGGCTTCTCCGCGAAGTCGGGCAAGCGCGTCACGGTCGCCATGATCGACGCCGTCGACTCGATCATGCCCCTGCTCGCCTCGGCGGCCGTCGCCGCGGGCGACCACCTGAAGCCGGCCGCTGCGGGACAGGTCGTCACGACCACGACCGGCGGCGACAAGTGCATCGCGATCGCACTGGCCGGGTCCTACAACGACTCGGGCGGCACGCGGATCGTCGAAGCGATCCTCGTCCGTCACACCATCTGAGGGAGATCAACAACATGGGAAGTACGGTCCGTATCTTCGAGGACCTCGATCGCCCTCAGCTCGTCCGGGCGCTCGACTCCAAGACCAGCCAGGAGCGCTGGTTCCACAAGTTCGGCTCGCAGCTCGTTCCGGTCATGGCCGGCGGGTCGCAGTCGCCGAACCCGGTGCAGCACCCGCTGGGTCCGCCCACGATCAGCGGCACGGACATCACCGTGGACCTGATGCTCAATCAGCCGACGCGCATCACGCAGTTCGTGATGGACATCACGCTGGAGCGGTTCGTCCTGGACCGGTTGTTCACCAGCCCGGGCGGAGTCACCGGCGGTGCCGTCGTGTTCGACGTCATCCAGGGCAACGACCTCTACACCGACCGCGACGTGCGGCCGGTCGCTCCGGGTGCCGAGTTCCCGCTCGTCACCTCGCAGCGCCGTGCCCCGCAGGTCGCCGAGGTCGAGAAGTTCGGTGGGAAGTACTTCTTCACCGATGAGGCGCGGGACCGCAACGACCAGGTCGCCTTCCAGAACGAGAACGTGCGCCTCGGCAACACGATCGTCCGGAAGCTCAACTCCCGGGCGATCGAGGTCGTGGAGGCCGCGGTCGCCGCGAACGGTGGCGCCTCGACCTTCGCCGGCCACGTGTGGGCGACCGCGATCCCGAACGGCTCGAACCCGACGCCGCCGGCGCAGACGCCCATCGCCGACTTCGCGGCCGCGCAGCTCGCCGCGGACATCCAGGAGCTCGGGATCGTCTACGACACCGCGCTCGTCAACCCGAAGGAGCTCAACTCGCTCCGGCTGTTCTACGGCTCGGGTCTGGAGCAGGCGCTGGCCGACAACGGGTTCGACGAGGTGTACGCCTCGAACCGCGTGACCGCCGGCACCGCGTACTTCGTCGCCTCCGGGCAGCTCGGGCAGATGCGTCTCGAGCAGCCGCTGGCCACGGAGACCTGGCGTGCGCCGGAGACCCAGCGCACCTGGGTGCAGTCGTCCGTCCGTCCGGTGATGTTCGTCGACAACCCGTTCGCCGTCCAGAAGGTCACCGGCCTCGAGGGCTGACGCACCCGCGTCACTGCCCGCCCTCACAGAAGGAGATCTTCACGTGTCGGAGAAGTTCAAGGTTCGTCACTCGATCCTCAACTACCACGACGGCGACGGGAACCCGGTCACGGCGTTCCGCAACATGACCGTCGACCTGTACGACGAGAAGGAGATCGAGCGGTTCAAGCGCCTGGGCGCGGTCATCCCGCCGGACGAGGAGCTTCAGAAGCCCGGCCGGATGATGGCTCTCCCGGAGACGGCGGCCGACGAGGAGATCCTTAACTGGGTCGCCGATGCGCAGTCGAGCGAGGTGCGGCAGCTGATCCTCGATCGGCCGCATCTCGCCGATCGTATCCGTGCTGCCGTCGAGGTCGTCAAGGAGCGGTTCCGGATCCAGGAGGAGCAGCTCAGCGGCGTCGTCAAGCAGGTCGAGGAGTTCGAGGCCGAGGTCCCCGAGGACCAGCGCAAGCCGCAGCCCGCACCCGGCAGCGCGGA